AAAGCTATGTTGGCTTAACCCTCCAGAGTTAGTTAGATTAGGCTGCGCGAGTCCAAGTACCGCGGACGCTGTCTACGAACCAGCCGTTCACGCCATCAGCAACAAGCTTGATGAAGGAACCGGCGGGCTGAGAGGTAGCGATAGCGGCTTTGTTGTCGGCGCTGGTGAAACCATTGCCCATAATCTTGTCGGAAGCGTTAGGGGCCACTGTTACGGTGATTCCTTCAGCACCAACGCGGACTATGTAGACAGTTCCAACGACGGTCGCCGGAAGCGTCAGGGTAGCCGAAGCGGTCACGTTCTGGACCACGCCGGAGTCGCCTTCAGCCAATGTGGCACCGCTGGAACGGGCGGTTACCTGGTTGTAGCCGAAGCCACTCAGGTTGACATCTGCATTTGCCATTGTTAGTTACCTTTCTTTGAGTCTTTTGGCGATGTTTCTTTTTGTGCCGGGGCTAATGCTCCAGCTCTTTCGGCGGCCCGTGCCGCGTCTTCTTCCGCGTCGCGGATGCGGCGCAAAGTGATGCGGTGGGCTGCTTCTTTGACGCGCTCCAGCTCGTTTAAGGGGATGCCTTGTTCAAGCTTTTGCTGCCAAGTTAGTGTTTCTGCCATTATTACTCCTTAGTTTGTTAGTTCAGATTAGGCGGTCATGTGGAAGCCGGTAGCGTTGACACGGTTGGTGTCTACGAAGGCGTCGTAGCGATGACGGTAGTCAATCTGATAGCCGTTGATGCCCGGCGGGTTCTTGTGAATGGTGTAGTCACGAAGTTTTTCCGGGGCGACCAAGACGCTGGGGTGAGTGATGATTAGATCACAGTTGCTTGGCATGCGGCCAGAAGGAACTACAACGACTTTTACGCCGTCGACCGTACCCAAATCGCCGCTTTCGTTCTTGCTCTGACCAGCGTTAGACGCCAGTACAAAACCAGACAAAAGCAGGAAGTTGTAGTATTGGGCGGTCATCAGGGCGACGCGGCCGCTCTCAGGAGCTTCCTTGTCGCTGATGTCGGCGTTGATAGCCGTGAAGTTGCTCCAAGCGTTGCTTGAAGTTGTAGCGGCATCGGTAACGATGTCGTCACGGGAGCCACTGGTGGCACCGGCGGCGAACAGAACACCTATGCGATAGGTGTCGATTTCCGGGACCATCTTATTCTTGATGACCTGGGCCAGGTATTTACCGGGCTGGCGGACCATCATAGTGTCCTGAAGGTTCAGGTTGTCGATAGTGACTGAGAATGAGCGGTCACGGCTCAGTGTGAAGGTCTGTTTGGTGTCTTGGACTTCCGAAGGGTTGCCGTAGCGGTTCGCACCGTTGGCAACATAGTCGTTGATGGTCGGGTCGGAGAGAGTGTAGACGTTAATCGCGTTAACACCGTCCCAGTCCCAGTTTTGGTTGACTATGCCGCTGGTTTTAGCGGACAACACCATAAGATCAGAAGTCTTTTTCGCAAACTTTGAGGCTAAGTTAACAGCCATGTTTGTATCTTCCTTTCGTTAGAAGCTAAAGCCCCGCTTCTTCGTCAAAAGCAGCCAAATCTGGATCTACTTTGGTCTTAGTCGCGTTACTCGCCCCGCTGGGGACATCGGCGTTGGCCAGCATCTTTTCAGTTGCTTTTTGGGCCTCGGCCTGTATCTTGGCGGAATTGGCGGTCGTGGCATCAGCTATGGTTTTTGCTAATTGGTAGGGTGAAAGGTTAGCCCCGATGATTCTTCCCTCACCGGTAGGTTGGCCGTCTGGGCCGATTTCCGGCGTATTGGGGTCGCGGATGAGGGTCTGGTCTATCAACTGGTTCAGCTGGGCTGATAATCCCGGATTAAAGTCCGGGCTTTTGTCGTTGAAGATTGGAAAATCCTCTAAGGCTTTGGTCGACTCATTGGCGATAAGCTCTTGGTTCTGCTGAACTTCGAGTTCGTATCTTTCCTGGGCGACTTTCTGGGCCTGTTGTTCGCGGCTTTGGGCGAATGCTAGTCTCTCAATCTCTTGAGGGGTGTAGTAATCGCCGGTTTCGGGATTTACTTCGTTAAGAAGCTCCTGCTCAGATGCGAGCTGAGTTTCCTGCAGTTTTAAGCGGTCTAGTTGCGCTTTTAATTCCTTGTTCTCGTTAGCGAGCTTCTGGAAACGGTTTTCGCTCTTAGGTGCTAGTTTTTCTTCTGAAGGTTCTTCGGGTTTTTCACCTTGCGGCTGAGTGTCTGTTTCAACTGGTTCGGTATCGCCGGCTGTATCGTCAGCATCGGCTGCCTCGCCTTCCGTTTCTTCGGATTCGGACTCCAGCTCATCGAGCGTGGCTTCCATCAAATCCTTTTCCTCGGCTACTTGCGCGTTAGCGCCATCATCAGGGGTTGTGACTGGTGCTGACTCGGTCTGAGCGTCCTGCGGCTCGTCTTTTACAGCGGTGGCTTCTTTCGCCATAGCGTCTCCTTAAATAATTACTTCCTTTACAGAGGAGTTTCTGGGAATCTGTG